GTGCAGAACCAGAAACGATTGAGTCTATTAAGTTCAACGCTCCTCTTGATTATTCTTCACAGGGTAGAGCGGTAACAACACAAGACTACAAAACAATTGTTCCTCAAGTTTATGCAGACACCCAAGCGCTTCAAGTGTGGGGTGGGGAAGATAATGATCCTCCTCGTTTTGGACAGGTCTATCTTGCTATTAAAACAAAGTCTGGAAATACTTTGACACAGGCCCAGAAAGATAGTATTGCACTTTCTCTTGACAGATACAATGTTGCATCTGTTCGTCCTACAATTGTTGATCCTGAAACGACTAAGGTTCGACTAACAACATCTGTTAAGTTTAATGCAAACGCAACAACAAAAACAGCATCGACTATCGAAACAAATGTTAGAACTGCAATGACAGATTACAACACTTCAGACTTGGGACAGTTTGATGGTGTGTTTAGATTTTCAAAACTTTCTCGCTTGATTGATGCGGCTGACAGTTCAATCCTTTCAAACATCACAACACTAAGAATTGAAAAGACATTTACTCCAACACTGAATGCATCTAATCAATATGTTCTAAACTTTGCAAATGCATTCTTCCATCCTCATGCTGGACATAATAGTATGATGGGTGGTATTACTTCTTCAACTGGATTTACAATTTCTGGAAATACAAATACACTATTCCTAGACGATGATGGTAATGGTAACATTCGCACATACTATCTTGTTGGTGGAACAACTAGAACATATCTAGACTCTACTGCTGGAACGATTGATTATACAAACGGAAAGATTACACTGACATCACTCAATATCACTGGAACATCAAATTCTAATGGAACAATTGATGTGATTGTTCAACCTAATTCAAACGATATTGTTCCAGTTCGTAATCAGTTAATTGAGATTGATTTTACAAACACAACAATTACTGCACAAGTGGATACGATTGAGTCTGGTGGTTCTTCTGCTGGAACTGGTTACACAACTGCATCTTCGTATTAAGGGTTTATAGATGTCTGGACATGAACCAAATTTAACCAACAAGGTTTCGCCACATATTGATTCCCAACTGCCTGATTTTGTCAGACAGGATCATCCTCTATTCTCTCTATTCCTAAAGTATTATTATGAGTTTCTAGAGGCTGGTGAACTTTCTCTCTCTGGTTCTAATGATTATGTAATTGAAGAAACCATCACTAAGAATTATATTCTTGGTGAAGATGAAGAGAGAGTTGTTCTTGAAGAATCTGTTGGTAAGTTTACAGTCGGTGAAACAATTACTGGTGCAACCTCTGGTGCAACTGCAAGAGTTCTTGTAGATGATTTCGATGACGGTAATCGTCTATTCATTACATCACAACAAAGATTTGAAACTGGTGAAACGGTAACAGGAAACACCAGTGGAGCAACATCAACGGTAACAAGTTATCGTGCAAACCCTGTTCAGAATATTCAACAACTTCTCGCATATGCAGATGTTGATAATACTGTATTCTCTTTCCTTGATAAGTTTAGAGATTCCTTTATGGAAGCTCTTCCTAACACAGTTGCAGATGGACTGTCAAAAAGAAAACTTGTCAAGAACATTAAAGACATGTATGCTGCAAAGGGAACGGAAGACGGACACAAGTTGTTTTTCAGAATTCTCTTTGATGAAGAAGCAGAAATCATTTATCCAAGAGATAGTCTATTCCGTCCATCAGACGGTCAATGGTCAACAGACAAAGTTATTCGTATTATAGAAGACGGAACATCTGACTTTAACAAATCTATCGGTGAGACAATCACTGGTGCAACATCAGAAGCGACTGCTGTTCTTGCATCTGTTATTAAGTTCAGAGAAGGTGCAACACTGATTGCAGAATTGAACTTGGATGCGAACTCTGTTAATGGAACTTTCACTGCGGGCGAAACCGTAACTACAACCGATACAACACTTGACTTGGAAATCTCTGGTGTTGTTAAGAGTATGGTTGTTGATGGAACTGTAACTGTCGGTGGTGCATACTATGAGACAAATGACCCTGTAACTGTATCTGGTGGTGGTGGTAACGATGCCGCAACTTCTCGTGTCGAGTCTGCTGGTTCTGGTAAGGTTGATGAGATTCTAATTGAAGACGGTGGTAGTGGATACTCTATCGGAGATGAACTATCATTTGACTTGACAAACACAGAAGGTAAAGATGTTCGTGCGAAAGTCGTTGTTGTCGGCGGTGGTATACACCTAGAGCCTGACACTGCTCCTGACCATTTCATTACTCAAGATGGTGATATGATTATCACTGAAGACAGAGACTACTTGAATCAAGAAGAGTCTGTCGGTGAACTTGATTATCTTGTTCTTGAAACAGGAGAACAGATTATTCTTGAAGAGGAAACATTCAATGATTTGAGTGTGTCTTCTGAGATTGGTGAGATTACCAAAATCAAAATGATTAACAGAGGTAACGGTTTTACCAAACTGCCTACTGTTACTGTATCTACATCTTCAAGTGGAACTGGTGCAAGACTATTTGCTGCTTCGACAGAAGCTCCTATGATTGGACATGTTGAAGGTATTGATATTACAAACTTCGGTTTGAATTATTCCTCTGCACCTACCTTTACTTTAAACAGAAACATTCTTGTCAAAGATGTTTCTGGAACATTTACTGCTGGGGATGAACTCACATCACATACTGGTGAAGTTGTAAACTACGATTCTGCAAGACATCTGTTGGAACTTAAAACTTCAGTTGACTTTGACAGAGGTGACACAATTACATCTATCACTGGTGCAACTGCAACGGTTCACCAATCAACTCATGCAAGAGCAACTTCTGCAATTGGAACAGTGGGAACAACCATTGGACAGTTCATCTCTGACAGAGGTAAAGTGTCTGTTGACACTATGAAGATTCAAGATAGTAATTACTATCAAGACTATTCTTATGTTGTTCGTATTGGACAGTCTATCAATGAGTGGCGTGAATCAGTAAGACGCTCTGTTCACCCTGCTGGTTGGAATGTCTTTGGTGAGGTTTCTTTTGCAACTCTCGTGTCTGCAAACATTCAATCGCCTGCGGCTGGTTCTGTTGGTGATTCTGTATCTGATGATACATTCTCTCCAGAACTTGCATCCACATTCACTAACCTCTTCACTACAATCTTCACAAGAAGATTGGGAACAGAGAGTGATAGTTCAACTGTCAATGCAAGTGCAAGACTTGGTAACAAGGACTTGGATGATATTACTGATGGACAGAGAGATGTTACTCTTACAACTGAAACGGTTGTTTCTCTTCGCACAGGAAGAGGAAGTAAGACTCTAGGTTCGACACTCGATAATCTACCTAAGTATGCATTTGCAGTGCCTCCTCAGAATAGTGCAAGGAGTATTCCACACTATCCTGGCTTGACAACATCTGTAACAGATTCTACAAATCAGACTCGTGATTTGTATACTCTTGACCAGTGGGGAACGATTAGAATTGACCAAGTGTCGGTAAATCTTGCAACTGGTAAAACTTTAGATAGTGACTTAAATACTTTTGATTTAACATATACACCAACATTCGATAATGAAATTGAATATGTTATTCCAGACGCAGCCTTTAACACTGCGACAAATGTTCAACCTCCTAGTGAAATCAAGGTAACGAACACATCTGGTGCATTCTCAAGATTTAGTTCAACTAATGTAAACTTTGACGATACAACTAGAACATTTGATAACGGATAGTCTGTAAAGTCTTATAAATAACAATGACAAATAAATTTAGGGGATATCTTAAATGGCATACCAATCTTTAGGTCTTGGAACTTCTGCGAATGACGGCACTGGTGACTCGCTTCGCACTGGTGGCGACAAGATCAATGACAACTTCGTAGAAATCTATACACTTTTAGGTGATGGTTCTACCCTAACTACTGATACAGTAACTCTGAATACTGCAACTCAGACACTAACGAATAAAACAATCACAGGAACTTTTACTGGTGATATCACTGGTGATGTAACTGGTAATGTTTCATCAACATCTGGAAACATCGAACTTGACGCTGCAACTCATGTTGTGGAAATTATGGGTGGTGGTTCTGATTCTGGTGGTATCAAACTAAACTGTGAAGCGAACTCTCACGGACAGACTGTTGTTGCACAACCACACAGTGAGGGTGTAACAAATACTTTGACACTTCCTGCTGGTGGTGACCAAGAACTGGTTGGAACAACTGATACACAGACACTAACAAACAAAACATTGACTGCACCGACCATTACAGGTTCGGGTGCAATCGCTGGTGTGTTCACTGGTGACTTGACAGGTAATGTTGATGGTAATATCTCTGGTGAGATTACTCTTGAAGGAACTGCACCTGCCAGTGCATCTGCAACTGGAACTGCTGGTGAAGTTCGTTACGATGCAGATTACATTTATGTATGCACAGCAACAGATACTTGGAAGAGAGTCGCAATCTCTACTTGGACATAATAGGGGATAATTAAAGATGGCAATTGATAAAATTAACAGTGGGGCTCTCGGAGACAACTTAGAACTTCCAGGCACAGAAGCCGCAAAGGTGCCTATTGGCACAACTGCACAGAGAGCGTCTGCGGCACAAGGTGATATCAGATTTAATACCACTCTATCTCTAATGGAATATTATGATGGAACTCAATGGAAGTCTATTGACTCTCCACCAGTAGTTTCGTCTATATCCCCAGATAACTTTGATACTGCTGGTGATACGATTACTATTACAGGTTCTAACTTCCAATCTGGCGCAACGGTTAAAATTATTGCAAATGATGGTTCAGAGTTTGCTGCGTCTACTGTAACTTTTACAAACGCTACAACATTAACTTTTGATGTTACTGCAGCGATGGTTGCAGATGATGATGACCCTTACGATGTTCAAGTAACTAATCCATCTGGACTTTCTGGAACACTTTCAGACGCACTAGACTTTGCACCAGAACCAGTATTTTCAACTGCATCTGGTTCTATTGGGACAATCTATGATGCAATGAGAAGTTCTTATTCGTTGTCTGCTGTTACAGCAACTTCTACAGAATCCGATGCAACACTAACTTATGCATTAGATTCAGGAGATTCATTGCCCGCTGGTCTTTCACTGAACACATCTTCAGGTGCGATTACTGGAACAGCGACTGCTGTTGGTTCAGATACCACAACAACATTTGATATTGTTGCAACTGCAACTGATGGAGATTCTAATGTAACTACAAATACAAGAAGTTTCTCTATTACAGTTAAAGCACCAGTAGTAACATCTTATACTTCATCTTCTGGTTCATTCTCTGTTCCAACAGGTGTTACTGCTGTTGATGTTCTAGTTGTTGCTGGAGGTGGCGGCGGCGGTGCTGGCGGCGGAGGCTATGGTTCTGGTGGAGGCGGAGGTGCTGGTGGACTTATCTAT